GGCGGATCTCGGTGTGCTGTTCCGCAAGCTTAAGAACGAGCAGCGGCAAGTGCTGCTATGCTCGGGGGCGACGGAGACAGTGCTGGCATTCTATCTCGGGCAGGAAGGCGTGCCCGCGCTCGACCTCGGGCATATCGGAATGTTCATGCGCCGCGAGGGGCGATTCGATAGGGAGAGTTTTCCAGAATGAAATTCGTCGATGGCTGGGCCTGCCCGGATATTCTCAGCGGCCCCGGCAAATACGCCAAGCGGGCCGAGGAAGATGGGATTCTTGCGGTCGCCATGTGCAAGAACAAGCGCGTGGCGATCCAGGCCGGGGGACATGTCGGGACTTGGCCGTGCTTCCTTTCTCGGCATTTCGATGTGGTCTACACGTTTGAGCCGACGCCGGATAATTTCGAGTGCCTGGTTCTGAACATTCACAAACACGCCAAGCATTCTGAGTGCATCTTCGCGGCGCGCGGGGCGCTGGGGCGCAAGCGCGGGCCTATCGACATGGTGATATCGGGCAAGAGTACCGGCCAACATCGCGCGCGTTATCCGTTGGACCCAGAGCTTTCCTCTGTCCCGGTCTACCGCATCGACGATCTGGCGCTGCCCGTGGTTGACGGAATTTTTCTCGACGTGGAAGGTTACGAAAACCACGCGCTTGGCGGCGCAATAGAAACGCTCAAGCGTTGCCGCCCGGTCGTTATGGCCGAGAACAATCACCGCGCGGAAAATCAGGGGTTCCGAATGGAAGACCTCGAAATCTTCATGCGCTCTGCCGATTACAGGCTGGCTCATACGGTGGGGGAAGATTTGATCTTCGTACCGATATGAAGCAGTTCGATTTGATTTCCCCGACCTATCTTGACGAGCAACGCCGCCTTCACGCGGACCCGCGCGGCTACGGCCAGAAGGGGAAAAAGTGGGCGCCGCTCGTTCGGAAAATATGGAAACAGTTTGGCCTCAGCGGTTATGCCGAAGCGTCCATTCTTGATTACGGCTGCGGTCAGAACAGCCTCGCGGAAGCCATGGAAGGCGAGATGCAGTTCGATAGCTACGACCCGGCGGTGAAGCAATATTCAACAATGCCGTCACCCGCCACGCTTGTGGTGTGCGCCGATGTTCTTGAGCACGTCGAACCCGAAAAGCTCTGCGCCGTGCTCGATCACCTTGCGGCTCTCACCGAACGCGCGCTCTTTGTCGCGATCTCGACAGTCGAAACGGAGAAGCGCCTGAGCGACGGCCGGCAAGCCCACATCAGCCTTCACGATTCCGATTGGTGGCGTCAAAGACTTGAGCGGCGATTCCGCGTCGAACGAGTTTTTGATAAGGCACACCACAAACCGGAAAAGCAATTCGTCGCGCTTCTGATTCCGAAGGGGCGGCCATGAGCAAGCGCGCCTTCACGCTGGTGATGCCCTATTATTGCAATCCAAACCAATTCCACAAACAATTGGTGCATCTGGCCTCGCTCCCGGATGACGTGCGCGACAAGATTCACCTGATCGTCGTCGATGATGGTTCGCCAGAAAAACACGCAATCGACATGCTGTTACCGTGGGGCCGGAACGGAATGAACCTCGCCTCATTCCAACTCTTCCGCGTCGATGTGGACGTGCGCTGGAACTGGCTGACGTGCCGGAACATCGGCGTCCATCATGCGCCGACAGAATGGGTGCTGATGACGGATATCGACCACATGCTGCCGGAAGAAACTGCGCGGCGCATCATCGAACAGAAGCTCCGCCCGAATCAGGTCTATCGTTTCTCGCGCAAAGACCTTCCGGCGCTGACGGACTATAAGCCGCATCCAAATTCCTGGCTGATGACGAAGGCGATGTTCGAGGCGGTTGGCGGGTACGACGAACGATTCTCGGGCTATTATGGCACGGACGGGATGTTCCGGGACCGCGTGCGGACAGCGGCCAGCCGGATCGTCATGCTGGAAGAATGTCTATGGCGGGTGCCGCGCGAGCGTGTGGCGGATGCTTCGACGACGCGCTACGCCCGGAAGACACAGGAAGACCATGACGGCCTCGCGCGCGTGCGTAAGGAGATCGCAGTGAATCCAGGGCCGCCGAAGAATCGGTCGTTCCCTTATCATCGGGTGATTTAATGTGGCAAAAAATTGCAATGTTAATTCTGGCAGTGTGGTTAATTCAGGTGGCGGCGTTTAGCTTTCATTATGGGTGTTGGCCGGCGTCTTCATCTTGCCCAATGGGGAAACCATGATCGCGGTTTGCCTTCTTACCTGCGGGCGCGGGCCGCTGACCGGGCGGACTATAGGCAGTTTCGACTCCTGGAATTACGTCCGAAAAGACCTCTTCCGCATTCACGCCGACGGCGGCTGCGAGCAACCAGCCATCCTCTATCACGGCTGGCCCTGTATAGACCGGCCACCATCCCGCGTTCCGCAGATGCACTCCTTCCGCAAGCTGATCGAGGAAGCCGCCGTGCGCGGCGCCGAATTCGTCATGTGGCTGGAAAACGATTGGGAGAGTGTCGGGCCGCTTCCGAAGATCGAATTCCTGCGCGAGCACGCCAAGGCCGGAATCAAAACGTGGCGGCTGTTTGGCGAGTTCAAGATGCGCGAACCCGGTCCACGCGCGCGGGCGGGAGAGCACGAGATAGGATCGAAGAACAAAATCGACTGGAAGCCTGGCCCGGCGGGTTGGGAGACCGGCGCGGCGCATTGGGCGGCTGGCGGCTCTATCGCCACGCTGGCCTGTCTGGAAGCTCAGATTTACCGGCCCCGCATGAAGGACGTGATTACTGCCGAACCGCGCCTGCCATCGATGCGTGTGCGGGAGAATCTCATGTTTCACATTGGGGAAAAGACGACCGAGGGTATGTATGGATGACCCTCAGCATCGTAACTTTCAAATGGCGCTCGCCGCCGGGCTATCGCTCGGAATTCACCGGGCGGCATGTGGACGTGCTTCGGCGCATGGTGCGGCGGAACTATTCAGACCCGCATAGATTTCTGTGCATAACAGATGATCCTTCCGGGATTACCGAGCCGGACATTGAAATCTATTCGCTCTGGCCGGACCTCGGGACGGTGCGGAACCCCAGCGGGCGCGCGCTCAAAAACCCTTCCTGCTACCGGCGTCTTCGCGTCTTCGCCCGCAACGCCGGGGCCTGGCTGGGCGACCGATTCGTGGTGCTCGACCTCGACACCGTGATTGTCGGAGACATGCGCCCACTCTGGAACCGGCCAGAGGACTTCGTGATCTGGCGGTCGGCCACCAGCGGAAACCCCTATAACGGCTCCATGGTCCTGCATCGCGCCGGGACGCGCCCGAGGCTTTGGGAGGAATTTGACCCCGAGCACACGCCATCTGAGACGCGGCGGCATGGGTATTACGGCTCCGATCAGGCATGGATCGCCTATTGCCTCGGGCCGAATGAGGCCACATGGACGGCGCGCGACGGGGTGTTGTCGCACCGGATCGACATGAAAACGTCGCCGCGCTTGCCTGTACATGCCAAAATAGTTTTCTTTCATGGAAGGAATGACCCCTGGACCCCGGAAGTGTATAACCGGACGCCTTGGGTTCGGGAGCACTGGAAATGATCGACGCTGGCGACCTCGACCGCCGAATCGAAATTCACCGCGCAAGCGAGGCGCGCGATAACGCGGGCGATGTGGTCAAGACCTGGGCGCTGGCGTTCAAGCTCTGGGCGCATCGCGAGGATTCCAGGGGCCGGGAGTTCACCGGCGCATCGCAAGTCATCCGGGACTCCGACACCATCTTTACCGTGCGGAACTCGACTGAGGCGCGAGAGATTGCGCCGGAATCGCATCGCGTGCAATTCGACGGGGCGATGTTCGAGATTGTCGGGATTTCCGAAGGCAAGGAGCGCCGGGACACGATTCTTCTTCTCTGCAACAGCCGCCCAGATCGGTCCGGGGCGCGCGCGCGGGAGGTTGTCAGTGGCTAAGGACACCTTCATCGCCCTCAATATCTCGGGCTGGCAGGACTTGGAAAAGGGCCTGCGGGCGCTTGGCAGCGATAGGGCCGTACGCGCCACCATGCGCCGGGCTATCCTGGGCGCCGGGGAACCCATCGCCGCCGATGCCCGCAGCCGCGTTCCTGTGCGTTCTGGCGGGCTTCGGGAGTCCATCGATGTTCGGCCCACCCTCAGCCCGAGACAGCGGGCAGACCGGGGCGCTCGCCCTCTGGGGCCAAACTCCGCCGAATCCTTCATCGGCCCAAGCTGGCCGGAAGGCGCACATGGCGTTCTTGTGGAATTCGGCACCCAGAATCGCTCGACCAAAAAGGGCGTAAACAAAGGCTCGACGGCGGCCCATCCCTTCATGCGGCCGGCCTGGGAGGCTGGTAAGGCCCGCGCGCTCAATGAATTCGGCGAACGCCTGGGCCATGAGATCGAGCGGTCGGCGGCGAGGATTGGCAAGCAACAGAAAAAGGCCGGGCCATGATTATTTCGACGCTGGTTCAAATTCTGATGGCCGACACCGGCGTGGCCTCATTCGTCGATGACCGGGTCTATCCGGTTTCCCTGCCCGACGCGCCCACTTATCCGGCGCTGGTGGTGACAAAAATCTTCGGCGGCGGGCAATATGACCTCATGGGCGACATTGGAATCGAAGACGCCCGAATTCAGATCGATTGCTATTCCGACGCAGGAATTCAGAGCGTCATCGAACTCTCAACCGCCGTGCGGACCCTTCTCTCGGCCTATACCGGCGGGATTGATTCCGGCAACCCTTGTGCAATCATCCGGGCGACTGTTATAAACGACCTCGATCTGTCCGAGGAAAGCACAGAGCGTTCAGGCCCAAGGCTTCGTCGGCGCGTTTTGGAATTCCACGTTTGGAACAAGGAGGTCTAGACCATGGCCGACTCTGATGCTCACACCGGCATGGGTGCTTTGTTGCAGCGTGGCGATGGCGAATCGCCCGAGGTCTTCACGACCGTTCTTGGAATCAAATCGATCAACGGCCCGAGCATCAAGCGCGACACGCACGACACGACCGATATGGCGAGCACCGGCGGCTTTCGTGAATTCATCGGCGGCCTTGTAGATGGCGGCGAGGTTGGGTTCGAGGCGAACTTTCTCCCGCGCGACGTGACGCAAAATCAAGAACCAAACGGCATGATGGCCGAGTTCGATTACACATCCTGCAACAGCCGCCGGAACTGGCGCATAACCCTGCCAGTCTGCGCGGGCGACTCGGACGGCTATTGGGAGTTCGGCGCCATCCTCACCGGCATGGATATTCAGATGCCCATGGACGATCTGATGTCCTTCTCCGGCACGCTCAAGATTTCCGGGCGGCCTGACCTCGTGATCGTGACCTGATCGCCATGACAGGACAGCGGGCATCCGTCGATCAACCCATCACCCTCGCTGGCCGTACTTTCACTCTCCGCTTTTCGACGCGCGCGATGGCGGCTCTACAAGATTTGTGGGGCTGCAAATCGCTCGGTGAGACCATCGAACACCTTTCTAAGATTCAAAGAAGCCAATCGATTGATTTTGACGATGCCGCCCAATTGGTATGGGCCGCGCTACGGACACACCACCAGGAAGTCACCATCGCGGAAATCCCGGAACTATTCGACGCCAGCGGCCTTGAAGGATTCAAAAGCGCCGTGGCCGCGCTTTCATTGAGCATCGGTGCTTCACAGCCTCCGCAGGAGGCGGGGGCCGGGGCAAACCCTCCCAGGCAGAAGAAGTCTCGCTCGACGAACTGATCGCCGAGTGCTGCGCCGCTGGGACTGGGCCATCCGAATTCTGGAATCTCACCTATCGCGAGGTCTTCGCCGTTCTGAAAGGCTCGCGCCTGCGCCAGCGCCGGGAACGTCAGATGAGCCTGTGGACGGCCTGGCACATGGTCGCTCTTGACCGTTCAAAGAAATTGCCCAAGCTGGAAGACCTTATTCGCAAATTGGAACCGGCCCGTGTAATGTCGCCGCGCGATCTGCGGGCTGCGATCATCGCCGCCGCGACCGCGATGGGCTCATCGGTTCGGCACGTCAAGCGGGAGGACATCTGATGGCCGCAGTCATTGGCGCCCTTCGCGTGGAACTCTCCGCATCGATTGCAAAGTTTCAAGAGGACATGGGCAAGGCCGCTCAGTCCGTAAAAAAGTTCGCGCGCGAGGCCAAGAAGCAGGGCGAGTCGATCCAGAAGGTCGGCACCAGCATGAGCATTGCGCTGACGGCCCCGCTGGTCGCCTTCGGCATCAAAGCCGTTAAGGAATCCCGCGAAGCGGCACAAGCCTTCGGGCAAGTCGAGGCCGCGCTGAAATCTACCGGCGGCCAGTCCGGTCGCACGGCGGAGCAATTGAAAAAATCGGCCGAGGCGCTGGAAGATATTTCGACGTTCGACGATGACGTGATTCTCGCTGATGTGACGGCGCGGTTGCTGCGCTTCGGGAATATCCAAGGCCAGGTCTTCGATGACGCGCAACTCGCCATCGTAAACCTGTCATCGCGGCTCAAGATCGATCTGGCTTCGGCCACGACTCTTGTCGGCAAGGCGCTGAACCAGCCGATTCTTGGATTGCAGGCGCTCAACCGTGCTGGCGTCACTTTCACCGCCGAACAGAAGAAGATGATCGTCGGCCTGGTCGATTCCGGGCGCGGCCTCGAAGCCCAGAAGATCATCCTTGGCGAACTCGGGAAACAATTCGGCGGGGCTGCGGCGGACCTGCGCAAGAACGATCCCTTCGCGGCGCTGAATCAATCGCTACGGGATTTTGCGGAGACGGCCGGCCCGTTCATCGTCGATATTATTGAGCCTTTGGTGGCCGGGCTGAAGGGAATCGCGGAGTGGTTCAACTCGCTTTCTGATTCCTCAAAGGGCGTTGTCGTAACCATCGCGGCGCTTGTTGCCGTGGCCGGGCCGCTCGTTTTTATTGTCGGCGGCCTGATAAAAAACCTCGGCCTGATCCTGCCAGTCTTGGCCGGTCTGAAAGCCGGGCTGCTTGGCGTGTCCGCCGTCATGTGGGGCTGGATTGGAATCATCGTGGCCGGGGTCGCGGCGCTTGTGATCTTCCGCAAGGCTATCGGTAATCTTCTTACCGGAAATTTTACCGCCGCATGGGCGGAAGCAAAGAAAGCCGCGTTGGACACCGTTAGTTCGATCACCGGCATGTTCAAGAACAATCCAATCGAGATTCCGGTAAAGCTCGCGGCAGGCGGTGGCGCTGCTGGCGTACCTGGAAAGACCTCCTTCAATAAGAGCGAGGGGAAGAAAGGCTCTGTCGATTTCCCGGACGAAATTAAAGTCGGACCAAGCCTGCTTGAAGCGGCGAAGGACGCCGAGAAATTCTCCCGCGCCGTGGATAAGAGCGCCATTGCTGTCAGCCGCTTCTCGAAAGGAAGCCTCGATCCGCTATCCGAGAAATTCGAGAGCATAGACGATGCCTACGATTCGCTTCGCAATCAGATCGAAGAAAACATAGAAGACAACCGCAGGCTCGCGACCACGAACGACGCCGCTGCGCTCACCATGGAGCGGCTCAAGAAGCAACTCGACGACCTGACGGTTGCGCACGGCTTGGCGCGTGATGCGGCGCAATCGCAATGGGAAGCCGAGAATAAAATCCGCGACATCGAATTGAAACGCGACACGTTCCGGGCGCAGGAAGAGCTTTTCTGTGTCCATTTGAATTGCGGAAGGGCCGGTGATGATTGTCTTATAGACGCCGGCCGTTGCGGTCGAAGGTGACCATCCTACCGTGTAGACCAGACCAAGGCCCGCCGCTGTTTTCCCTGAAAGGAAGTAGTTTTCATCGATTCCAAAACTGTAGCTTGGGTCCGAAATGGTGTCAGAAATAATTGAGAGAACATACAGGTCGCTGCCCATAGTAAGGCCGCCGCTCACCCAATAATCGGCACCGGCAAAGCTTGCCGTCGCAGCAGATTCCCCGAAAATTACATTGTTAGGAAGTTCATCGCTGTACGCATTGAAAATATCGAGAATGGCCAGCGTGTCTGGATCGATGAGCATAAGCGCAGGGCCGGAAAACGGCGTGTGTAACCCATACTGTCCGAATATCTGCCCGCCATGGGTAAACACGAGAGGCTGAACGATGCTCGGCCCCACAAGAGTCACAGGCGTTGGCGTGCCGGAAAATAATGTGCTCCAAAGGACCTCGTTCGTCTGCTCGCCAGTGCTGATTTTGAATTCACGAATGCCAGCCGGGTCTGCGCTGCCAGCCGCGTAAACAAAAAACCTATCGTTTATAGGGTCCAACAAAATGTTGAGACCGCTGACGCCGGTGACCGGAGTCGTCGGGCCGATGTATTGTTGGAGCATCGGGTAGGCCATGGATCAGCACGGCCTGACTTCGAGGAACGTAAGGTCGGCAGCGCCGCCGGTCTGATACGACGAAAGAATCACGTCGAACGAATTGTCATCCTCGAAGCGCACGGGAACGTCGAACAGGAATCCAGCCGTCACGATTTCGTCCATGGCAGGCGGTGAAGTGAAAACCACAAGCCCGGTCGTGCGCGAGACGGTATAGCCAGATGTTTGCAGCACACCGTCAATGGCGACAAGAACCGTCGAAAGCACCGGCAGAGTGATGTTTCGCGAATACGATCCCGAGCCGCGCGTGTAGGTTTTGATAAGCTGGAAATCGGTGTTCGCGCCATCGCCAATCCCGATCACCTGATCGGTCTCGAACACCGTCGGCGCCAGCCCAGGCTTCACCAATCGGATGCTCGCAAAGTCCATCGGGTCTTGGAATGGAAACGAAAGCTCGGGACCGCCCATAACCATCCAGTGATCTTTCAAATCTTCGATGGTCTCCCAGCACCGTATTATTTCCGGGCCGGTGAATTTGAACAGCGGATGAACCCAATTTCGATTCCTCTGTTCGACGCCAGAGGACACCGTGACGATGGTGGTGCTCGTGCGCGGCGTCGAGCGGTAGGGAAAGCCGCGACACGAATCCGGGAGATATTCGTCCAAGAAATCTTCCATCAGACGGACAGCCTTTGCTTCGCGGTGCGCGCGATCTGGCGCTGGCTCATGCGGAACGAGTTGGCGTCAGGCGTCGAGATATTGAAAACCTGATTCACGGCGCGGCCTCCGCCAAAAGCTTTCTGGGCATCAGGGTTCGAGACTATACTCATGCCGCGCTTGCCGCCAAATATAGGCTCCGGTCCGCGCTCGCCGGCCACGCCCCACTTGCCGGGCGAAAGGAACCCACCGCCTGCGAATCCGAGTGCGCTCACGATGCCAGCCCCTAGCCCGCCACCGCCTGCGCCGCCGATGCCAAGCGATCCAACACCCATCTTGAACAGCCCGCCCAGCGCGTCCGTCGCCGATGTCATCGCGGGCTTTATCAGCAAATCCTTGATGAACTGCTTGAAAATATCCTGCAATCCCTTGAGGTCGAAATTCCACTCGGTAATCATTTCCGTGAGTTGATCGCCAAGGCTGTCGGTAAACCGCGTATAGGCTTCGGCCACCTTATTCGCCGCGTCGATCTGATCGACGGTGGTCGCCTTCACCAATTCGTAGAGGGTGGTCTGATCGATGATTCGTTCGTCAAGGCGCGCTTGCTCGGCCTCGTCTCTTTCCTCGCTTCGCCGCGCCTTAAGCTCCGCAAGATTTTGCTCAGCCTGGAATTCCTGTTCTTGAAG